TACTTTCTCCAGTCACTGTTTCACCAGCAGTAAATAAACCATTCAAATGATTTACAGATAATATCTTTTTTCTTGGATAGAATTTATAAACATCACCTCTAAAACCTGATGTAGAACCGACTACCTTTTCATTTGTAGCAAATCTACCTACAATATCAGTCACTGGAATATCCAAGCTATACATCTCTTTGTCTGCTTCATCAATATGTTTAATCTCTGTTTGTATTTGCTCATGACTTGGAGTGTATAGTTCACAAGACAATCTATATCCCGGAAAGATACCCGCTTGTAAAAATCCAGGTGCTTGATAATCAACGTATGTTATAGTATAAATTCTTTTATCAGTTGGCATGTAAATTAAATCACCTTCATGTGGTCTTGCTCTGTCAGGTATTTGAGTCTCATCAAATCTTCTTTTAGAAACAAGCAATGTCATTGTTTCTTCTACTTGTAAACCAAACTTACCAAGTAATGAATTGCCAACGTAATCATCTGTTTGTTCCATCATCATTTCAATCAAATATGCTTTATTGAATCTCTGGTCATCATCTGAACCAAAAATTAAATCATAATTAAAATGTTCCTTTGGCATGTAAGACATGTTCACGCCAAGAATTTGTATAACTTCATCGTGCAAGTCTTGTACCAAAGATTGTTCATCTTGATATTGATAATGATTGAAATGTATATTAGCTTTCATTTATTACTTAAATTTTGATGCGTTGTTCCAAAATCAGTTGATAATATCACAAGTTTTTGCAATTTTTCTAAAGAATTATCTACATTTTTATTTGCATCTTCTTTTAAATTTTTCTTATTTAATTGAGATACTTTATCATTAAATTGGAAAAATATATTTCTATATGGATTTTTAGAAGTATTTAAAATTTTAAATACATGCTCAAATGCGGCTTTGTCAACTTTACTAGAATCAGCTTCTTCCAAAATAGATTCAGTAACATCTTGTTGAGTTTCTTTTTCTTTAGTAAATGAAGGGCTTTTTAATTTTTTTATCAAATCATTATACCAAAATGTAGATGTATTAAATTTTTTATATTTTACATCTGAGTAATCAAAAACATTATTCATGAAATCGTAAAGTGTATACAATCTTCGTACCAAATCTGGTTCACTTTCTGTCATGCGTCTTGCTTTTTCAATAGGAAGAGGTTCTAACTTTGTTACCTTTTTATTATTATTACGTTCTTCTCCAGCAGTTCTAGGAGCAGGTTGTTTAAGATATACAATACCTTCACCCGATTTAATATATAAATTATGCAATGGTTTATTAAATGAATCTACAATGTCTTTTAATCCAGTATCTATAAAATATTTTGCTAATTTATCTCTAAGACCATTGTCATTATTATTAACCATTTTTACGATATCTTCTACAAAATTTGTAGCTACATCATCTACATAAAAATCAGCACTCATCGGAACAAACATCAACTTACTTTTCATTTCACGTTTCTTTTGAGTTTCAATTTTTCTCAATTCTTCTTCTTTTTTCTTTTTTTCTCTTTCTCTTAAATCACCGGCATCCTCACCAGTTATGTACGCACCTAATTCTTCTTTTTCTTCCTTAGACATTGAAGGGGGGAAGTATACATCAAATAATTCTGGTTTAAAATTTATAATTTTTTGTGTAGACTTTACTTGAAAAGCTACTCCCGTATCTGTTTTTTTATTATATAAATCATGCAAATGCTTGTAAGGACTATCTTTGGACTCATTAATAAGTTTATCCATCATTATAGTAGCTAAAGATTCAAAAGTACCTACAAGAACCCATGTATTTTTTTCTATAGATTTTTTTAGAAAATTTAAATATAAATTTTTATTACTTAATTCTGAAGGAATTTTTTTATCTTTATAATAACTTTCTATAGAAGAATAAAATTTATCTATAAATTCATTTGCGTTCTCTTTAATTAAAACATCTTTTATATATTTTTTATTTTCTTCTGCTTCTTTGAAAAAGTTTTTGACCTCAGTCGGTAGTCCTTTAGAATTTTTTCTTATTTTAGTCAAAAGTTCCTGAAGTTTATTCATATCATCCAACACATATATTTTATATGCATATTCACTTCCTCTAGGAAATCTAGAATTTCTGTCTTTTGCTATTGGATATACTTTAATATTTTTTTCTCCTTTTCCAGCAGCTTTTTTTACATATTTCAAAGTAGTGGTATTAATAATCCAAGGATGAAATTTTTGCTTAGACGGGTCTGTAAGTCCATAAAAAATAGTTCTAGGTAAACTTTCTGGTGTTTGTGCAGAAGCCGATGACATATAAATGTTTCCTGGTTTTACAATATTTTCATTTTCAGGCTTACATGTCTCTGAATCATTACATTTCACAACAAAATCATCCCAAGTCGATTTTTTTATTGGACGATTCAACATTGAATTTTGTGTTCGCAATGAACCCCAAAATAAATCAGGGTCTCCTTCAGACCCTGGTTTATATTTGATTCCAAAATATATATTTGTTTGCCCTTCTTTATTTAAAGATGCATACTCAACAAAATATAAATAAAAACCCTGCTTTGTGTCACTACCTATAAGTCTTTTATTTTGTTTTGTTGCTGTATATTTTCCAATAGGAACTTCTTCACCAATAAAAACACCTTCTTCAATTAAAGAAGAACTTTCTTTTAAAAAACCTAAAAAACTCTTCATATATAAAATCTCCTTGAAATAAATAGATAGACAGTTTATATTATTTATTTAATTCCAAAAAGGCGAATATGTCAGTTCAACTTCAAAACTACAAAAACAATCCAAGATTAAAACGAGTTGGTCAAGAAATCCCATTTGAACGAAATCAAATTGAGGAATATATTAAATGTAAGAACGATGTGATTTATTTTTTAAATAATTATTTTCAAATTGTGACCATTGATAAAGGTAAACAAATTATTAAATTATGGGATTATCAGGAAGATATAATAAATCTTGTTCACCAAAATAGAAATACAATTGTTTTGTCAGCAAGACAGATTTCTAAGACAACTACCGTTTGTGGATATATTCTTCATTATATTCTATTCAATAGCTCAAAGAACGTTGCTATCCTTGCCAACTATACAAAGACTGCCAGAAAGAGTTTACGACTGATTAAACAAGCATATGAACACATACCGCTATGGATGCAGCAAGGAATACTATCATGGAATGTCAACTCCATAGAACTTGAAAATGGGTGTACAGTAATGGTTTCGGCATCCACAGGGGATAGTATACGTGGTGAGACTATCAACTTGCTCTATGTGGATGAGTGCGCTTTCGTTGACAACTTTGATATCTTTTGGTCAGCTACCTATCCTACCATATCATCTGGTACATCTTCTAAAGTTGTAATGACATCTACACCAAAAGGATTAAATCACTTCTATAAATTTTGGACAGAAGCAGAAGCAGGTGTGAATGATTTTGTTCCATACAAAGTTATGTGGTATCAAAGACCAGACAGAGATGATGAATGGAAAAAGAAAACTGTTGCTCAATTTGGAGAAGAAAAGTTTTTAGTAGAACATTGTTGTCAATTCTTAGGTAGTACGGCAACTTTAATTTCATCTACCAAATTAAAAGATATGGCAATTGAAAGACCAAAAATACAGATTGAGAATTTAAAAATCTATAGAGAAGTAGAGGAAGACCATAATTATGTAATTGTGGCGGATGTTTCAAAAGGTAGAGAGCAAGACTTTTCAGTGTTCTCTGTAATAGATGTATCAGTTAAACCATATCGTGTAGTTGCAGTATTCAGAGACAATACAATTCAACCGATCATATATGCCAGGGTAATTCACAATGCAGCATTACAATATAATAAGGCCTATGTTCTAGTAGAAGAGAATAATATTGGTTCTCAGGTAACAGATGTTTTATTACAAGATTTAGAATATGAGAATTTATTTACAACTGTCAAGCGAGAAATGAAAACTACATTGTCTAGTGGATTTCATAAGAATGCAAAATATGGTGTAACTACAACACCAAGGATAAAAAGAATAGGTTGTTCAAATTTAAAAATGTTAATTGAGAGAGAACAATTATTAGTTACTGATGCAGATACAGTAGGTGAATTTTTAACATTTTCTGTTGATGCAAGGTCTGGTTCATATAAAGCTGAAAATGGTAAACATGATGATTGTGTAATGACATTAGTTTTATTTTCTTGGATGTCCGATGAGCAATATTTTAAAGAATTATTTGATAGTAATATCAGACAAAATTTAATGGAATATATGGAAGAAAAAGAAAATGAAGAAAATTATTTACCTTTTGGATTTCTGGATGATGGTGTAGAAGAATACATTCCGCAAGCTGAAGAGGAAGAAGAATTTTCCGAACAAACTGAA